GCCAAAAGCTCCAACCGTGCCTGTGCCACAACTTGGCAAACCATCTAATAAACCTGCACCTGGACAAATGAGCATTCCTCGGCTGGCCGAAGGTGGCATTGTGACAGGCCCAACTCTTGCGCTGATAGGTGAAGCAGGCCCAGAAGCTGTAGTGCCATTAGATCGCATGGCTACGGGTGGCGGCGTAACCATCAACGTGACTGGCGGACTCTCGACTAGCGCCGAGATCGGTCAAGCCGTGGTCAACGCATTGCGCGCCTACTCACGGAGTGCAGGGCCGTTGGCTCTGAACATTGCCTAATGCCAGGCGTCGCTGTTGTTGATTCAGGTAACTATGACCTGCAGATCGCTACAGGATTTAACGTCAACGCGTTTACTCTTGACGACACAACCAAAGGCGTTCTAGATAACACAACTTATGTGCTAGACGGCAATACCGAGTTTGCAAGCGTCATGGATTCAACAACAACAATCACCGTCAAGCGCGGCAGACGCGATATTGGCGACACGTTTAGCGCCGGCACAATGACATTCACCATTCAAGACGTGGACGGCATTTTTAACCCGTTTGACGAGAACAGCCCGTATTACGACACAGCAGAATCTAAGCCTGGTCTTGCACCAATGCGCCAGGTCAAGTTAATTCGATACAGCTCTACCGATGTTGCCGAGTTGCTGTACTCGGGATTTGTTGTCAACTACGACTACAACTTTGCGCTCGGCGGTCTTGACACCGTGACCGTGTATTGCGCTGACCAGTTCTACCTACTCGCACAAACATTCCTAGACGAATTAAACGTCACCCCAGAGACATCAGGCGAACGCATAGAAACTGTGCTTGACCTGCCAGAAGTTGACTTTCCAGCCTTAGCGCGCGACATCTCAACTGGCACCGTCAATCTCGGCCATAGCGCTTCCTACACCGTGCAGGCTGGCACAAACGTGCTGCAATACATTGCCCAGATCAACGACACCGCCGAGTTTGGTCGCCTGTTCATGTCCCGTGATGGCGTGCTCACATTCCAAGACCGCATCGGCAACACGCTGTCTGCATCTGTGGCCGACTTCCATGATGACGGCACTAATTACAAATACAACGGCGTAGGCATCTCATTCGAGGCGGACGCTGTAGTTAACCGCGTGGTCGTAACAGGCTTGAATGGCAATACGGCAACAGCCACCGACGCAGGTTCAATCGCCACATATTTCATTCAGACCGACAGCATCACTAACAGCCTGCTACACGTGCAGGGAGAAATTGACACCGCCGCGTCTTACCTGTTGAACCCTGAACCCGAGGCACGGTACACCAGCGTTGAAACCGCATTCCTGATGCTGACCACAGCCCAAAAAGACACCCTGGCAACTTTAGAAATAGGCGACACCATCACCGTACAAAAGACATTCCCAAGCGGTGCCGGCACGACCCAGTTGGCGCAAGAGCTGTCTGTTGAAGGCATTGAGCATTATCTGGATTTCTCTACAGGCCACAGAGTGCTTTACTCAACCGCGCCAACCACGATCGTGTACGAGTTAATATTGAATGACGCCGTATATGGCACACTCGATGCAGAGAATGTTTTAGGATAAGGAGCACTATGCCGATCACTACATACACCGCAGGCGAAGTTCTTACAGCAGCCTCACTCAATGCCAACTTCGCGGCGGGTGGTCTTCAACTTGTAAAAACACAAACAATTGGAACTGCTGTCAGTTCTGTGGCTGTGACAGGGGCGTTTAGCGCAACCTATGACGCTTACAAAATCTTGATAACTGGCGGTGTTGGTAGTGCTAACGGAAGTTTGCAAGTGCAAATGGGTTCAACTACTACTGGATATTACGGTGGCGCAATCGGTGTAAGTTTTGCTGGTGTGTCTGACAATATCGGACAAGCAAACGGCGCTAATTTTACAAACTTTGGTAGAGGTTCAGCAGACGGTCTTTATCTAAATATGGATTTGGGAAACCCATTCCTTGCTAAAAACACTTTCGCTCAATCGACATGGATTGTGAACCTCACAAACGGTAGAGCAAGAATAAATGGGTCATATCTAAACGACACAACCTCTTACACAGGCTTCACCATAATTCCTGAAACTGGAACGCTTACTGGTGGAACTATACGCATTTACGGATATGTAAACAGTTAGGACAACAAAATGACATACGAAGAAGCCGTAGCAATGTATCCACGCAACGAAGTGTTTATACAAACTGACAACAAAGAACGTCAAATGACACCTGCAGAATACGAAGCATTTATTCAACGTCAAGTTGATTACGTCCCATTGTCGTAATGCGCTGGCGTTACCTTATCGGCTACGTAGCGCTAATCGCAGTCGTCTTGTGGGGATGCGCTGGCTGCGGTTATGACGGCTCATATCGCTACCCATGCCAAGACCCAGCCAACTGGACTAAACCAAAATGCGAACCACCGATCTGCAATCCATCTGGAACGTGTACAAGGGATTTGATTTATGAGACCACGCCTTAAGCCTGAAGAGCTTCACGCTCGACTAATCGTTGTGGTGGGCATAGTCCTTGCTGGCGTGTTTGCGATAACCGTGATCGGGTTTGTGTACGCGCTTATGTTTGTGACCCAGCCGATAGACAAACAAGCACCCAATGACGCCGCGTTCATAGACCTGCTATCCACGCTGACTGTGTTTATGACCGGCACGTTGTCAGGTCTTGTGGCCTCAAACGGGCTAAAATCTAAACCGAAGGAGCCAACCAATGAAACCAAGTGACAAAGCCTTACTCGCCTCATACGGTCGCTCAATGCTCGCTGCCGTCGTTGCGCTTGCAGTAACAGGCAACACCGACCCATCCGCATTGTTAGCAGCTGCGATCGGCGCGGTCTGCCCAACAGCGTTGCGCTACTTCAACCCAAAAGACATGAAGTTTGGTCGTGGCAGTAGCAAAGGCTAAGGCTGGCGTGCCAAACGCACGCGACTACATAGGCAACGCAGACGGTGCATCACCAGCGCCCCGTGCCGGCATGAACGAGTTCATAAAACAAGTGACGGCGCACTCAAATGGCGCGTTTGTCAATCTCGGAAGTTGGGGCCAGCGCGACGTCAAGGGGAAACCAGGAACTTTAAGCGTTCACGCAACAGGCAGGGCGTGGGATGCTGGATTTACTACAAGCGAAAAACACCCAAACGCAACACGCAAAAACGCTAAAGAATTCATTGACAAAATGATTGCGCATGCAAATGATTTGGGCATACAAATGGTGATTGATTATTTCCCAAAAGAATTCGGCGCGGCATGGCGTTGCGACCGACAGGCTTGGAAAAACTATGACAGCAAAACCGTGTCAGGTGCACCTGGCGGGCGGTGGTTCCACATTGAGATTTCTCCACAGGCTGCCGACTCGGTAATCTTCGTTAAAGCCGCATTCTTAAAGGTATTCGGGGAAATCCCACCTAAGGCTTGATCTATGTTCTAGGGTCGAAGTACCGACAAAAGGACAGGCAATGACTGACCCCCAGATATTTGATTACAGCGTCTATACGGGAGTGATGGACAACGGCCAAGAAATCTTGGTGCAGATATTTACCAGCCCAGAGTCGGGCAAGTTCCTACTGGGACAAATCGCATTCAGAACGCTCACCTCAAGTTGGGGTCAGCCCATACCTTTGGAGAAACGATGAACTACTTTGCAGAAAAAATTATAGGGCTAGTGCTTTGTACCGTCTTCGGCTTTACGGTCGCTGTGGGGGCTCCTGACGCGTCTGGTAGCCCGTCTGGGACTATCGCTTTAGCGCCATTTTTGATAGAACCAAGCACCACGACATCGAGCACGTCGTCCACGATTTACATTGACCCGTACAGCTCGGCTTGTGAGCAGTTCAGCGCGCTTGCCGTAAACCTTGGCTGGCCTGCCGATCAGCGCACCGTGCTCGAATCGGTGATGTGGCGTGAATCAAATTGCACACCAAACGCATACAACAGCAAAGACCCAAACGGCGGGTCGCGTGGACTAATGCAGATCAACGGATTTTGGACACCATGGCTTACTGATGCCGGCATTATTACCAAAGCAGAAAACCTGTTACAGGCTCAAACTAATTTGATCGCAGCGTTAGCGATTTACAACTACGGCGTTGACCGTCACGGTTACGGCTGGGGGCCATGGAGTGCAACAAAATGAGTGAAGGTGTGGCATGGAATCAAGGCGAACTATCAGAAGAAACCCGACGAATGGTAATGGAGCAAATGATGACAACAAAACACGACATGGCAATCTTTAATTTAATTAACGAAATTGCAGACATAAGCACTAACCCGCACGCAAGCATTATTCAGCGTCTTA